CAAAGGGCAGCGTGGAGAACAAGTTCAAGAATATGCACCGCACCGTCACCGGCGTGGTGGGCTTTGCAAACGTTCTGGACGTGGCCGAGTATCTGGGCACCGCAAACATCACCATCCAGAATCAGTACGGCTTCCAGTACATCAAGGACTTCATGGGCTACAACACCATCTTCCTGCTGTCTGACGGCGAGATCGCAAAGGGCAAGGTCATTGCAACCCCCGTGGACAACATCGTGATGTACTACGTTGACCCCTCTGACAGCGACTACGCAAAGGCCGGTCTGGTGTACACCACCGCAGGCGAGGCCAGCAACCTGATCGGCTTCCATACGCAGGGCAACTACACCACCGCCGTGTCCGAAAGCTTTGCCATTACTGGCGTGACCCTGTTTGCCGAGTATCTGGACGGCATCTCTGTCCAGACCATCACCCCGGGCGAATCGGTCTAATCTACAAAGGAGGTGACCCCGCATGACTGTGCCAGAACTGTGCGTGTACACGCGAAACTTCTTTGACCGGTACGATGACCCCACCGCCGGGGAATTTACCTTTACGGCAGATACTGTCCCCGCTGGGGTGTCCGCCGGGCAGTATTTCCTTGTGTGCGGATCTGTCTTTAACGACGGCGTGCACAAGGCGGGAGACGGAGACCTTACCCCGGAAACCTTCACCGGCACGGTGCAGCCTATGCGCGTCCCTCCTGATTTTGTGGCGCTTGCCCAGAAGATCACCGACTACGATGCAGCCACCCCCGGCGATGGGCGCTATGTTTCCCAGTCCTTCAACGGATGGAGCGGCACTATGGCAACCGGCACGGATGGCTTGCCCGCAGACGGATGCACCCACTACCGCCGGGAAATCAACCAATGGAGGAAGCTGTAATGCCTGTAAACGATTTCACTAAATTCACCGTGATGGAGAATTTTACAAAAAAGTTCTGCTTCATGGAAAAAAAGCTGGTATCGGACGGCCTGTTTGGCTCTACCACCACATGGGAGGACGGCATGGAGTTCCTCGCCATCGAGCGCCACGACCAGACCATTGAAGCGCAGCAGGCAGAGCAGCAGGGCACGGCGTCCACCTACTCCATCTATGTGGATAAGGGCATCAAGCTGTCCCCCTTCGACCGCATCAAGCGGCTGGACGATGGGCAGACCTACGAGGTGACCACCGCGAGCAGCGACAAGATTTCGCCCGCCGAAAGCCAGATGAATCTTGCCGTTGTGCAGTGTAAAAAGGTGGTGCTTTCCTGATGGGCGCAGAAGAAGCCATTACCACGGCGCTGAACAGCTTTTTTACGCTGTTCAATGTTCCTGTATACCCAGAGGATTCCGTGCCGACGGGCTCTTCCCTGCCCTATATCACGGTGTTGCCTGTCATTCCTAAGGGATTTGACGAGAGCAGCACCTTCCATGCGCGGCTGTGGTATCCGGTAGACGGCGGCAAGCTGCCCATCATCCGCAAAACAGACGAGATGCGCGCTGCCCTCGGGGATGGGCTTACCATCGAGTGCGAGGGCGGCGCAATTCTTTTATGCGCAGGAAATCCGTGGGCGCAGTCTATGGACAATCCCCCGGAAAAATACCTGTGCACATACCTTACATTTGACGTCACATCCTTTGTGGTGTGAGAAAGGATAACACATGAACAAAATGTATCACGCCATTTCGCCGGATGCTTTCAAAAAGCTTCAGTTTCAGGCCGGCGCGCTGCTCAAGAAGTTCGACCCGGCGGGCACTACCCCCATTGCAGCGGAGGATATGATCTGTCTGACCTCCGGCGGCATCACCGTCAGCTGCAAGCCCAACACCGTGGATCTGGGCGAGGATCTGGACGAAGTGCCCGAGAACACCTATCAGCTGAAGCACATCACAAGTTGGGATTGTGGTCTGTCTACCACCTGCATGACCGTGAGTGCCGACACCATCAAACTGGAGTTGGGCGCTGCGGACGTGGAAACCAACAAGATCACCGTCCGCGAGGACTACGAAAACACGGACTTCCAGGATATCTGGTGGCATGGCAATCTGATCGGCGGCGGCTATGCTGCTGTCAAGCTGATGAAGGCCGTGAGCGACGGCGGCCTTGAGCTGAAAACCACCAAGGACGGCAAGGGCAACATCACGCTGAGCCTGAAGGGCCACTACGACATGACCGACACCAGCAAGGTGCCTATGGAGTTCTACGTCAAGGAGGCAGAGTAATGATCCTTACCATCAATCTTGACCCCGTGGAAGCCCTGCCCAAGCTGTATGACGCGGTGGACGGCATCACCCGCATGATCATGGACGCAAAGGACAACGTGAACAACCCGGAGACCAAAGCCGCCCGGGAGACCATCGTTGCCAACGCCCTGAAGCTGCTGGGTGCAGAGCCTGCCGAAACCGCAGAGGGCAAGAAAAAGCTTACCCCGCGCGAGTTTGCGCTGGCTGCGCTGGACTTTATCAAGCCCCTGATGAAGCTTGACCCGCAACGCACCATGAACGCCCTGCATCAGCTGTACACGCTGGAAAAGGGCGAGAAGGACACCCTGCCCAAGGCGTTCACCGCGCTTACCAAGTCCGTGATGCAGGAGGATATGCAGGATTTTTTGTCATCGCTGGCCGACTTGAACGGCCTGAGTTTTGGCACTACCTCTGCCGCGCCGACCTCCAGCATCTCCGAGCCTACGGAATAAAGTATTTCGTCTGGTTCGTCATCAGCGAGATGCGCGAACGCCACCGCACAAAGGCATACCAGCTGTATACGGCTGATATGCTTTTTCTTTGTGCTGTATCGCTGGGGCAGCAGGTGGAGCAGTCCTTCAGCGAGATCATGGCAGAATATGATAAGCCGCTATCCCAGCGCCGCCACGAAACCACGCTGGAAGAAGCGCAGGCGTGTTGGGAAAAGACGCTTGCAGACAGTAAAAAAGCCGCAGAGCAGAACGGAGGTGGTGAGACCTGACTATTTTCAATTTGATGGCCACTTTGGGGCTTGATACCTCCGAGTATGAGCAGGGCATCGAGCAGGCCAGAAAAGAGACGCAAAGCGCTGCAAACTCGCTGAACCGCAGCGCAAACACCGCCGGGAGCGGCGTTTCAGGCATGGCAAGCCAGTTTGCAGCAGCCAGCGCAAAAGCGACTGTCCTTGCAAATATGCTTACCTCGCTTGGGACAAAAGCGGTAGGCCTTGCAAAGGGCTTTGTGGAGATGGGCATTTCTTATAACGCCCAGATAGAAAAGTACACCACCGGCTTTACCAATATGTTGGGCAGCGCACAGGCCGCACAGGAAGCCATGCAGGCTATTCAGGAGGACGCAGCCCGCACCCCGTTTGACGTGGCATCCCTGACGCAGGCAAACCAGTTGCTCATCAGCGCGGGCGAAAATGCCGCATATTCCCGCGAGGTCATCAATGCACTGGGCGATGCTGTTTCTGCCACTGGCGGCGGTAACGCAGAACTGTCCCGCATGGCTGCAAACCTGCAGCAGATCGCAAACGTAGGCAAGGCTGCAGCGATAGATATCAAGCAGTTTGCCTATGCGGGCATCAATATCTATCAAATCTTGGCAGATTACACCGGTAAATCGGTGCAAGAAGTCCAGAACATGACCATCAGCTACGACCTTCTTTCGCAGGCGCTCATAGCCGCCAGCGAGGAGGGCGGGCGTTACTACAACGCCATGGACACCCAGAGCCAGACCATGAACGGGCGTATATCCACCCTGAAGGACAACGTCAGCCAGCTGGCCGGGCTTATGACCGGCGATCTTTCCTCCGGCATCGGCGTTGTGATAGGCCACCTAAACGACATGGTTGTCGCAGCACAGGAAGCCTACAAGGAGGACGGCTGGAAGGGTCTCGGGAACGCAATTCTTGAGCTTGACAACCCCATCAGTGCCATCATCAAAAAGTTTGGTCAGCTTGGCAGCGCGGCTGTTAGTGCACTGGATAAGGCAAGCTACTATCTGAACAAAGCGTTGGGCAAAAATGCTTACGCAGGGTACGACAACTACGAGGACTACAGGTCGGACAAGCAAAAGCAAAGCAACAGGGACCGTCTACGGCAGAATGCGCTTTCCGGCAAAAGCGTGAGCAACAAAAGCTGGTCTGAGCGCCAAGCAGAAGCAGCGGCCGCGAGTGGAGGCGGCGGCAGTTCCATCGTAACAAGCCCTTCCAGTTCCTCCGGCAAGAGCCCCAGCGCAAAATCCACCTCCAAGACCGAAACCGTCATAGCGTCCGTGTCGCACACCGCAACCACCACCGCACAGAATGCGCTGGGCGCTGTGACAACGAGCGTTGAAACCCTGCAGGAGAAGGTAAAGGACGCAGCGGGCAAAATCAAAGACCGCGTGACCGAGACCACCACCGAGACCGGCAAAGAGATGGTCAACGGCGTTGCTACCACCTATACGCTTGTGACCAAGAAAGTTACGGACACGAACGGCAAGATAAGCACCACGACCAAAAAGGTCTACGCCGATATGTCCAAGACCCTGCTTGGCACCCTGACCACCATTGCAGAAAAGACCTTCAACGGCATCACCACCACCACGCAGCAGGCCGTGGAAACCTACGCGGACGGCAGCCAGCACATCAAGACCACCGCCACCGAGACCGGCGAGCGCATCGTGGACGGCGTGAGGCAAACCTACACCAAGGTCATCAGCTACGTTGACGGCGTGCAGGATAAGGTGACAGAGACCGCGCAGAACATCGACAAGAGCATCAAGGCCACCCAAAAGCGCATTGAAGAGAACCTGAGCAAGGCACAGCAGCAGTTTAACAGCGGTATTTTTAAGATCGGCAAGAACCTGTATACCGACCTGAAAAATCAGGACTGGGCAGCGCTTGGGCTGGATATCGTCAACGTAATGTGGGGCGAGGTGTCACAGGAGCAGCGCGAAGTCCTGTCCGACTGGGCAAGCAAGGCGCTGGAAGCCATCAACGAGGCTTATTCCGGCGGCGGTCTGAACGAGGCGTTCAACGCTTTTAAGCAGATCATGTCCAACGGAATCAAAGCAGATGCAGACGGCGTTACAACGGACGTTAAGGGCTTGAGCAATGTATTTCAGGAGCTGGGCATCAACGTTTCCGACGTCGGCAGCAAGATCATGGGCGTGCTGGACACCATTGGCTCCGGCATGGGCAGCTTTGCCGTCAACGCGGGCACCAAAATCGCAGGCCTTGCCGGGAGCATGGGCAGTCTGGGCACGCTTGCGCAGGGCGCAGGCGGACTGATCGCCAAGGTGGGCAGCCTGATCATCGCGAACCCGGAGGTTGCCGCGATCATCGCCATTGTGGCAGGCGTGGTGGCGCTGGGCGCTGCATTGTTTGCAAAGTTTGGAAAGGGCAAGAGCAGCAGCGGGCAGGCTGTAAGCCACTACGAAAGCCCCTTTGCCGGGCATGACGTGTACGACAGCCTGACCGAGTTCTCCACTCGGGCAGCCATGCAGCACCGCTACATGGAAAAGACTACCGGCACGGATGCACAGCTGGGCATTTTGCAGCAGATCCGCGATCTGCTGGACGAGCATCTGCCGGATATCGGCACCGGGCAGCTTGTCATGGACGGCGAGAAGGTGGCCGATATGCTCACACCGCGCCTTGCGACCAACATGGATGCCAGCATGGGCGTGTATATCCTGCGGGCAGAAAGGGGTGTTTAAATGGCAATCCACAGCGCAAAGCTGGGCAACTATGACACCCTTGCAACGTGGGGGCTGTACATGAAGGTGGGCAGCCCGAACATCGGCGAGCCTGAACCGGACGAGACCCTTGTGCAGATACCCGGCTCTGACACGCTGCTCAACCTTACTACCTCGCTGGACGGCAAGGTGCACTACAAAAAACGCACCATTACCATGGAGCTGCTGTGCACCGCGCCGAAAAAACTGTGGAAGGTACTGCAAAGCCGCCTGCACAATGCCCTTGAGGGCAAGTGGCTGCAATGCGTTTTTGATGATGATCCCTCCTGGTACTGGGAGGGGCTCTGGCACGTCAAATTCGTGCCGGAGCGTCTCTCCGCTACGGTCACCATCACCGGCAGTTGCAATCCGTACAAGTACAACGTCTACGACGGCACACAGGATATCCGGTGGGATGACATCAACTTTGAAACGGACATCCTTCGGGACTACCGCAGCATTGCGCTGCCAGCCAATACGCCGGTGGATGTGGTTATCTACGGCGCACCGCACACCGCGGCTGTCTACTTCCAGCGCGGCGAAAGCGAGGCAAATGTGTCGTTTCAGGTCAACAAGACCGCCGCTGGCACGCTTGCCAAAACGACCGAGTGGCAGTATCTGGAGGGGCTGGATATCCCGGACGGAGAAAACGTCACCCTGACCTTTACCGCCACCGCTGCGAGCAGCATCACCATCAAATATCTGGGAGCAAGCTTATGAGTTACAAGATCTATGCCGGCACGCAGAACGGCGTGGACAGCTGGGAAAACCGGGTCTGTATCTATGCGCCCGGCTCTGCGCTGGAGACTACAAAGCTGATCAGCCCCACCCTGACCCGAGAGTTTGGTAAGGCTGGAAGTCTAGAATTTACCATCCCGCTGGGCAACGTGGCGCACAGCGCGCTGCAAAAGCTGAAAACGGTGGTGTCCGTGGAGCAGGACGGTAAGGAGATCTGGCAAGGCAGGGTCATGAGCCATGAGCAGGATTTTCTGCTGCGGCAGAAGGTGTACTGTGAGGGCGAGCTTGCCTACCTCAACGACACCGATGTACCACCCTACACCGCCAAGGATGTGACCATCCGGCAGTTTCTGGACTTTCTCTGCAAGAATCACACCAGCCTGACCGACAGCTATAAAAGCTTCCGCATCGGAAACGTCACGGTGGAGGAGCAAAAGCGGTATGTTCCGGTAGCCGAAAAGTGCTATCTGAAGCTGGACTATGCCGCCAGCAGCCCGGACGAGCAGGGCGACTATTACCAGACATGGGGTCTGTACTCCCAAAACGGGAACCGACTTGAAGAGAATTTTTCCTATATTTTTTCCGACTATGAGGACGTGCAGACCCCACCAGCACAAAACTGGCCGCTGAACGAGATCGTAACCGGAAAGGAGTACCTTGCCTGGCGCACGGGAGACAACCAGTTTACCCTCCGCCGGAACGCGATCTCTCAGGGCAGCAAGACCTACGATTCAGATCAGACCATTGTTACCCCGTCCATCACTACGCCAATAGAAACCTATAAGTTCGACAATACCATTAAAGTGGCCAAAAAGAACACCGAATCCACAACGTACAGCATCAAAACGGAAAAAGACGGCACGGTCAACGTGTACGTCAACGGGGAAAAGTCCGCAGACTACACCCCGCAGCTTGTGGAGGAGTTGCACGAGTTCGGCGACGGCAAGAACTACGGAAAAACGTGGGACATCCTGCAAAGCGAGCTTGTGGACGTGTACGGCGGCTATCTGGTAACCCGGCACGAAACGATTCCTTACCCCTTGTTCCCCGGTCTGAACAAGAGAGCACGCTATCTGGACTATGTACAGGACGCGACCGAGCGCAACGTGCAGGGCATCGCCTTCGGCACAAACATGCTTGACCTGACCAGCTATGTCAAGGCCGAGGACATCGTCACCCGGGTGATCGCCATCGGCAAGAAAAAAAGCGGCTGGTTTTTGTGGGAGACCACCAACGCCCTGACCGCCACTGCCAACGATACGACCGCGCAACAGCTGTACGGCCTTATCACCCGGTATCTTGTGCTGGACGGCACGGCAAACACACAGCAGTCCCTGCAGGACGCGGCAGACACAGAGCTGGGCAAGCATCTGCGCCTTGCGGACGGCATCACGGTGAAAGCCGTAGACCTGAAGGACGCAGGCGTGGACGTGGAGCGCATCGCCTTTGGCAAGCTGACCCACATTATTTCCGCGCCCCATGGCATTGATGTGTGGATCAATTGCAACAAGCTCGTAGAGCCGCTGGACAACAAGCCTGACAAAAAAGTATTCACATTTGGCAAAAAATTTTCAAGCATCTCCGACCTGCAGGCGCTCAGCGCCCGCAAAGCAACCACCGCGTATGACCTGAGCCGCACGCTCAAGGAGTACGCATCTGATACGCAGTCTTATGCGCTGCAAACGATGGAGGCAGACGATGAAACCGTTTAAAGAAGTGATTGACGGCATCCGCAAAGCCGTTATGGCATCCGAGGTGCGCGAGGATCTCGCCCAGATGGGCGAGTATGTGGAGCAGTTCGCAAACACGGCGGGCGAAAACATCCAGAAAGCCATCGACCCCACCCTCTCCCTCTCCGGCAAGGCGGCGGATGCAAAGGCGACCGGGGATGCGATCCGGGACGTAAGGAATGACCTTTCATCGGAGATTTCCCGCGCGCAAACAGCGGAAAAAGCCAACGCGGACGGGATTGCCGCTGAAGCATCCCGCGCTAAAGGTGAGGAGCAGCGCTTGGACGCTGCCATCACCGCCGAAACCACCCGCGCGGAACAGGCAGAGCAGGCGCTCTCTGCCAGAACTGATGCCCTCGAATCCTGCGGCTTTGTCGTTGTAGATGGCAAAGTCTGCATGAAATACCGCAAATCCTGAAAGGAGTAACACATGGCTGAAAACGAAATTAGCACGCAGGCAGCTGCCACCGAGGTGGTGGAGCCTATCTATCTGGATCAGACCGCAAAAGACAACGGCAGAAAGCTTGACCAGATGACCGCCGCCCTGCTGGGTATGTCCAGCTCGCTGGGCGTGATCGCGCGGGCACAGACCGGCGTGGTGGAGGAGATGGACTATAACGGCATCAAGGCCGTGGTGGCTGCCGGTAACGCACCGGCGGTTTTTCCGGTCGGCACCCAGCTGGTGAACACCTACACCGCAAAGGACGGCAAAGCCTACGACTGCCCGTGGGACGTGGTAAAGACGGACGATATCGCCGAGGGTGAGACCGGCACCACCGCACCCGCAATGGTGCTGCAGATGCACTACGCATCTCTGGAAGATATCCAGTTTTCCGCGTATCAGGCGTTTTTCGTTGTGCCCGAGGCCGGTCTGGTGGCTGGTACTTACAACGTCAAGATGGGTCTTGACTGGGGCACGAATGTAAAAAACGGCACCGTCTACCAGTTTACCCTGACCAAGAACGCCCCTGCAGGCGCACGTTTGACCGGCTTCTACAATGCACCGGATACCGCACCTACCAGCTGGAAGGTCTACGTCTACAAAGACCAAAACAAGAGCGAGCTGCTGGAGACCTGCAGCGTCTCTGCTGGTGAAGCTGGTACCAATCTGGGCACGTTCCTCGCAAAACCCAACGGTAACCTGAACGGGCTGCACCCCGTTGGCTACGGCGATAACCGGTGGTGGAAGTCCGCATACCGCCAGTACCTCAACAGCGATGCAGCTGCCGGTGGGTGGTGGACTCCGCAGGATGAATGGGATATGAAGCCCGATCAGGCAGACACCGTGCCCGGCTTCCTTGCTGGCTTCTCGGATGACTTCAAGGCCGCCCTGACTCGCGTGAAGGTCGTGACTTACGGCAACACCGTCACCGATGACGGCAGCGCTGTGGTGACCTATGACAAGATTTTCCTGCCCTCCCTGCAGGAGATCTACTGCTCGCCGCAGGTGTCCGGCGAGGGCACCGGCTACTGGCCTTACTGGAAAGAGCGCACCGGCGCAAAGACCCCGCAGGCTCTGTGGCAGACCTACCCGCTGCGCATCACCCGCGATCTGGCACAGCGTACTGTGGGCCGCAATGTGCGGCTGCGCTCTGCGGATCGTGGCCACGGCTCCATTGCCTTCAACGTGGGCTCCAGCGGCAGCGTCGGCACCTGGTACGCGATCAACGCGTATCGCTGCGCCCCGGCTTGCGAAATGACCAATCTTGTTAAATAATCACCGGGCAATCCCTTGCCCGGTGAGAAAGTGAGTGCTATCCCATGGCAATGCGCAAAGACCAGATACCGGACAATAAATTCACGCTGCCGCTTGACGCGCGTGAGCTGGCACTGTATACCAGACAGATCACCAAAAACGCGAAAGTGTTTGACCTCGAAATTGACGCAAGCCTTCCCGGTCAACTACGCGCTACAGCAGACCGGATATTTTTTGATATCTTCGGAGCAAACGACCTCCGGCTGGACAAGCCGAACGAAAGAGAGGAGCGCTTTAAGCTTCAAAGACAAGCTGTCCGGCTGTGCACCGTCCTTTTGGCGGAGATAGACATGGCTAAAGCCAGCTACCACCTTTCTGGCAAACGGTGCTCTTTCTGGGGCAACAGTGTGCGCGATATCCGGCAGCGCTGCCGGGACTGGCACGAGAGTGATGCAAAGCGTGCAAAAGCGCTTTGACATAAAAATGGCTGTAGGCTAATGGGCCGCAATGTGCGGCTGCGCTCTGCGAATCGTGGCAACGGCTACAATGCCTTCAACGTGAACTCCAGCGGCAACGTCAACAACTGGAACGCGATCAACGCGAATCGCTGCGCCCCGGATTGGACGGCAGCACGCCCACAAAAGCCCCTGCATAGCAGAGGCCGGGCAAAAACTGCCGTGCAAGGAGCCGAGTGCCATGTCTGCCCTCTGGCAGATGAACAATATCAGCCGGACGTGGCCACCCTGCGGGGTGTTGACCGCTATCACCCGGCAGATCCTTGCGAGGAGAGCTGAAAAAATCAGTGCAAGAAGAAGAAATAATAATCGGGTTCGATGCCCTGTATAATTCCGAGGGCAAGTGCGCCAAAGGCGTGTGCCGCAAGGCAAGCGTTGGACGGTTTCACCTGTTTCGGATGGACGAGATCCTGAAACTCCAAAAGGAACTCGCGACAGGTACATACAAGGCACGGCCAACAATCAAAGTCAGAATCACCTATCCCAAGCCCCGCACGGCGGTTGCGAATGGCTTTCGGGATAGGGTATACCAGCGCTCTCTCAACGACAATGCTGTTTATCCAGCAATGACACGGAGCTTCATCCGGCAAAACGCGGCCTGTCAGACCGGCAAAGGTACCGACTGGGCGCGCAAGCAGGTCAAGCTCATGATGGAGCGCGAATACCGGCAGCACGGTGCTGATGGCTATGTGCTGTTGGTAGATATCCGGCACTATTACGACACGATGCCCCATGACGTGGCAAACCGCTGCTTTGAGCGGCATCTGCCGCCAAGTGTGCATAACCGCGTGCGTGAGGTGCTGGATCGTCAATATACCGGCGAGGCCGGTTATAATCCGGGCAGCCAGATGGTGCAGCTTGCCGGGATCTCGGTGCCCGACCCCATAGATCACTACATCAAGGAGCGCCTGCGGGCGAAAAAGTACGTCCGTTTTATGGATGATAGTCTCATCATCCACCACGACAAGGCGCAGCTTGAGGAGTGGCGGGAGGCGATCCGCGCCCGGTACGCTGCCGATGGCATGGAGCTGCACCCGACCAAGACCAAGATCGTCAGGCTAAAGGATGGATTCCGTTTTCTAGGTTTCATCTACCGCTTGACCCCGGCGGGCAAGGTCGTTATGACCGTTGACCCGCAGAACGTCAAGGCCGAGCGCAAGCGCCTGTTTCGGCTTGCCCAACTCATCAAGGCAGGAGAGAAACCGGCATCTGCCCTGTATGAGCAGTATGGATCATGGAAAGCCCATGCCGCTAAAGGCAACTCCAAAAAGCTGCTGCAGCGCATGGATCAATACGTTAAAACTCTGCTGGAGGGGATAACGACATGAAAATTGTTCGCAACACTGGCGGCATCAAGACCGCCGCCGAAAACGAGAACCGGGACGCGGATTTGGCACAGATCTCGTCTATGGTGGATTTCCTGTGCATTCTGGCCGATGTGCCCATTGAGGACGAGGCCGCAGACAAGGAGGGCATGAGCCATGAGTGATAAGCACAGCGCGATCTTTGGCAAAGCGAAAGACGAGTACGAGGCAGGCCGCTGGTCTAAGGCTATGCTGCGCATTCTTGTGCAGCGCAAGCCCCAGCGCCTGACTGCAGAAGAGTACGAAGAGATCACCGGCGAAAAGTATTAAGGAGCAGAGTATGAGACCTATTATGGACGTTTCCAGATGGCAGGGGCGAATCAACTGGGACAAGGTCAAGGCAAGCGGCCTTGTCTCCGGTGTGATGCTGCGGGCGCTGGGCAACAGCGCGGAAGACGAGCCCAGCAAGCCGTACATCGACCCCACCTTTAAGCGCAACTACCGCGAGTGCCAGCGGCTGGGCATCCCCTGCGGCGTGTACTACTACTGCAAGGCGGTCAACACGGCAGAGGCTGACGCCGAGCTTTCCTTGCTGCGCAAGGTGCTTACCGGCAAGACAGTGCAGCTGCCTGTTGCGGTGGACATTGAGGACAAGTATGTGCAAGCACCGCTGGACAAGCAGACCCTGACGGACATTGCAGCCCATGCGCTGGGCACGGTGGAGCGCTGGGACTTTTACGCCATGCTATACACCGGGCTTTACTTCGGCCGTGATAACCTGTACATGACCGGTGCTGCGCTCAAGCCGTATGACGTGTGGCTGGCCGCCTACCGCTGCCACAAGCCTGAACCGGGCTGGAACTTCGGGATGTGGCAGTACACCAGCAATGGCAAGATTCCCGGTGTTGTGGACGCGATCCCGGGCAAGATTTCCGGCGTGGACTTGTCTGTGCCCTACAAGGACTACGCCAAAATCATCGCAAAGAAGGGTCTGACCCGTCTTCGGGAGGGCGCATGAGCGATGCAATCATCGTGGCAATCATCACCGGCGGTCTGAGCCTGATCGGCGTGATCGTCTCTAACAACCACACCGCCCAGAGCATGGACAAGAGCATGGACGCCAAGCTGGACAAGCAGCAGGCTGTGACCGAAACCAAGCTGGAAGAGCTGACCCGCGAAGTGCGGGCGCATAACAACTTCGCCCAGCGCATCCCAGTGCTGGAAGAACAGATCAAGGTGGCAAACCACCGCATCGAAGACCTCGAAAAAGAGAGAGGAGAGTAACACATGGAAACCATTCTTAACACCATTCTCACCCCGCTGCCCGCGTGGCTGGCGCTGGTGCTCATCGTTGTGGGCACTGTTTCGCTTGTGCTTGGGCTTATCCGTCTGGGCTACGGCGCAGTTGTCAAGACGCTGGTGCTTGACCTCATCGACCAAGCAGAGCGTGAGATTCAAGGCACCAAGCGCGGCGCAGAGCGCAAGGCGTGGTGCGTCAAGATGCTGCGCACCTATCTGAACAACAGCCGGTGGGGCAAGCTGGTCTCGTGGGCTATTACGGAAGAGACCATGAGCAAGGTGATTCAGTTTTTCTTTGACCGGGCAAGAGCAGCCCTGCAAAAGCAGTAAGGAGGATACCATGGGCACTACATACGAGCATTTTGTTGACACCAACAAAATGTACGCCGCACAAGAGCAATTTCGGCACGTCACGAAAATGGTCAGCGCACGTTTTCGTGACCTCACGAAAACATACCATATTGCCGTGCTTGGCAATATGGTGCGCAACGCCGGACAGCTGCCGCAGCCCTTCTGGCTCGGTGCTGCCCGTGGCGGCGGCTCGTGTAGTGCTGCCCGCTGCGCTGCAAGGACTTGACCGACAGAGGATGATTGCCACCGTCAAAAGCGCACCGCTTGGGAGGGTAGACCGTAAGATAGCCTTACTGCGGTATGTTGAGCGGCTTCCGCTGCCGGACATTGCAGCACAAACAAATTACAGCCGGACGGCAATCAGCTACCGGCTGAAAAGCATTGAAAAAATGCTGGATGTATGATATAATAATCTTGTCTAGGGATTAGTTTTGAGCTTTTGCTCTGACAATTCAAAAACGGCAGGCTTTCGGGCCTGCCGCTTTTCTTTTTGCACGATTTGTGGTATAATAATCTTAACAAATCCACCCAGCCTATCGGAGAAGCGCAAGAGGGTGGATATCTGAACCCGTCAAGCCTCTCAACGATGCGTATCATGGCGGGTCTTTTTTGTTTTATTCGCACTAGTTTTGTCGAAACTCTTGTCTTGCAAGTCAAAACATGATATTTTATTTTTGCTTCCAATGTGAAGCCCTTAACAGTTAAGCGCTCATGCGGATTTTTCCGTGTGGGCGCTTTTCTTTTTTTGTCCTTCGTTGTGCCTTCGTTGTCTCTCCCGGTGTGGCATTCTGGTACGATAAACGCAAAAGGAGGGGCGCTCATGTGGCACAAGTTCAACCCAAACCCGCGCGGCAGCAGCGTCGGTGACTGTGCAGTGCGAGCCGTTGCAGCTGCCACCGGGCAAAGCTGGGAGCAGGCATACATAGGGCTTGCGATGATGGGCTACGCGCTGTGCGATATGCCAAGCGCCAACCGCACATGGGGCGCGTACCTCCAAAAGCGCGGATTCAAGCGCCGCCTTGTCGAGGCAGACTGCTCTACCTGCTACACCGTGGAGGATTTTGCAAGGGAGTACCCGCGCGGAATCTACGTTCTGGGCTGCTCTGGCCACGTTCTGGCTGTTATCAATGGCGAGTGGATGGATAGCTGGGACAGTGGTGCAGAGTGCCCGATATATTACTGGTACAAGGAGGACTAAGCAATGCCATACATTCCATACGGATACCAGCCCGGCTATTACGGACAGGCAATGCCGGATCAGCTTGCACAGCTGCGGCAGAACGCCTACCAGCAGCCCATGATGGGGCAAGCGGCGCAGCAGACGCAGGGCACACCATCCATCATCTGGGTGCAAGGCGAGGAGGGCGCAAAAGCATACATGGTTGCCGCAGGAAACAGCGTGCTCCTGATGGACAGCGAAAACAGCGCGTTTTACATCAAAAGCACCGATGCAAGCGGTATGCCGCTTCCCCTCCGGGTGTTTGACTACAAGGAGCGCACCACAGCCGCAAAAACGCCGCCACAAACGGCGCAGCAGACAGGCGTGGAGTTTGTCACCCGGGCAGAGTTTAACGCGCTGGCAGCCCGCTGTGCGGCACTTGAGAAGCAAGAGCCTGCAAAACCTGAAACGGAGGTCAAATAATTATGTCAAATCCTCTTTTTAACGCACTGGGCGGCGGTATGCCCGCCATGCCAAACCCTATGGGTCAGTTCGGGCAGATGATGCAGCAGTTCCAGCAGTTCCGTGCAAACTTTCAAGGCGACCCGAAAGCAGAGGTGCAAAAGCTGCTGCAATCCGGCAAAATGTCACAAAACCAGCTGAACCAGCTGCAGGCGATGGCGCAGCAGTTTCAGCAGTTCCTTCCCCATTAAACTTCTTTCCAGACAAAGCCTTTACAAGACTTAATCCTACCTTTTGCGCAGTTGATGATTGTACAAGGCTTACATCCGTAAGATCTGGCAACTTCGGAATATCCACTCCACACCTTCATAAATTCACCAGATTTTGTGTATTGGGCAACCGGTTTGCTCAACGGGTTCAAAGACCCAGTTCTACCACGCATATTAGAATCGGCACGAAGCCCTGTTGCAATTGCGTGTTGTGTATTCCCCTTGCGAGAAATCCATTCGAGATTTCCAACAAAATTATTGCTCTTGTTTCCGTCAATATGATTTACACAAGGCAGATTTTCTGGATTTGGAAGAAATGCACTTGCAACAAGAACGTGAACGGATTTGTTTTTCTTTCCCGATTTATTGCAGAGCATTACCGTTTTGTATCCGCTTTTATGGCTTTTGAGAACAAGATTCTTAGATTTTCCGGTGTGGTTATAATTCATGCTTTTTACGTTTCCACAATCGCTCACTTCATATAATCCTTCGTATTCAGGAACAGGTAACCAATTCTCCATAAAAACCTCCTCATAGCATGGTGGATTTATCTGTTTCTATTATACCACAAAAATACAATATCTGCGCAGATTTGTATAAAAAATTTTGAAAGGAGCTTACTATGAGCTTATCTACCGATTCTCCTATGATGACTATGCCGGTTCAGCCTGCAAATACCTGTTCTAATGGTGGTTTTGGCTGGGGTGACGGCGGCTTGCTCTGGATCATCATCTTGTTCCTGTTCGCATTCTGCGGCGGCTGGGGCGGCAACTGGGGCGGCAATGGCAACACCGGTGCCGGTGTCGTTGACGGCTACGTCCTGACCTCCGATTTTGCCAACATCGAGCGCAAGATGGATGGTATCAACAACGGCATGTGTGATGGCTTCTACCAGCAGGCGCAGCTTGTCAACGGCGTGCAGCAGACCGTGAACAACGGCTTTATGTCCGCAGAGATCAGCCGCGCAAACCAGCAGGCGGCGTTCATGCAGCAGCTGTTTGCCATGCAGATGCAGCAGCAGGAGTGCTGCTGCGAGAACCGCTCTGCCATTCAGGGTGTCAACTACAATTTGGCCACCCAGTCCTGCGAGACCCGGAACACGGTGCAGAACACCACCCGGGACATCATCGACAACCAGAACCAGAACGCCCGCGCCATCCTTGACGCCCTGACCGCACAGCGCATCGAGGCAAAGGACGCAAAGATCGCTGAGCAGGGTCAGCAGCTGTTCGCAGCACAGCTTGCGGCATCTCAGGCAGCCCAGAACGAAACGCTCAAGGCCTACATGAGCGGTCAGCTGGCCTACTACAATCCGCGCCCCGTGCCCGCATTCCCGGTTCCTGCACCTTACCAGTACGGTAACTGCGGCACCGGTTGCGGCTGCAACGGTTGCGCCTAACCGAATAACGGCAACTGACTACAATTTGTAGCCTGTTCAGCCCCTGAGCTGATTTTGCAAACCAGAGCGCCGGGGCAAAGGTCCCGGCGTTTTTTCTATGAAAGGAGCCGATAAAATGGCCGAATTTAGCAACTCTAACACCGTCAGTGTGGCGGCGGGTGAAAACCTTCCCCTGACCGAGACCGCAGTAAAGGCCCCTGCCTGCATCGTACACCGTGCTGGCAGCGGTCTTGTGACCCTGCGGGGTCTGACCAATCAATGCAAAGCGCGTTTCAAGGTAAGCTTTGGCGGCAATATTTCCATTCCCACTGGCGGCACTGTGGGGCCCATTTCCGTGGCACTGGCTGTCGGCGGCGAAGCGCTTAACAGTGCAACCGCCATCGTCACCCCGGCGGCAGTGGATCAGTACAGCAACGTCTTTGCGGCGGTGTTCGTGGAAGTCCCCCGGGGCTGCTGCGTGACCGTGGCGCTCAAAAACACTAGCACGCAGGCAATCAGCATTGCAAATAGCAACCTGATCGTTGAGCGCGTTGCATAAAGAAAGGAGATAAAGTCATGCTGGATAAATTGAATCATCTGAAGGATGAGATGTGCGAAGAGCTCATGGAGCTGACCGACAAAAAGAATCGGTCCCCTGGCGATGTTGAGATGATCGGCGAGATCGTGGATATCATTCTGGACATCCACCGCATCGAGGATTATTGCGAGGACGGCGATTATAGCCGTGCTGGCGAGTGGGAAGCTGATATGCGCGGCAACTACGGACGTACCGAAAACTATAACCGGGGCAACAGCTACGCAAACCGTGGGCGGCATTATGTGCGCGGTCACTACTCGCGCGGCGATGGTCGGGAAAAGATGATCTCTGACATCGAGGACATGATGCAGGACGCCACCGGCGCAGAGCGCGATGCCTACAAGCGGGCAGCTGACATCTTACGCAACGCATAAGAAAGGGGGCGGCAGGCATGGACATCGTGGAAATCAATGAACACATCCGAAAGCTAAAATGTGAAGAAACGAACTGGCAGAGCGTGGAAAAGCTTGCCGCCCTCTGCACTGTGCGAAATGAGTTGAGCGAAGCGGAAAGCCGGGAAAACAGCCCCGCTCCGCAGCCTGAACCAGTCATGCAGATGGAGTATTCCACAAGACCGCAAGAACCACAGAGCGAATTTGTAGAGGCTGCAAGCGCTGTGCCGTTCAGCGGGTTGATGGAGGTGCTAGACAAGCACATGGATAGCATAAAGCTTGTGTACCCAAAAGAGTACAGTTCGATTATATACAGGCTCAAATCCATGTGATTTGTTCCCTTGTTTGTTCCTTTATGACACGTTTTCAGGTATTTTTACGTCATTTTTTAGAATCGCAGCAAACAAAAAAGCGGTGAAACGTTCAAAATCTGCTCGTTTCACCGCTATATTTTGGAGCTGGTGACAGGAGTTGAACCTGCAACACACTGATTACAAAGCATAATAAAATGGCGTATTACCGCAAATAATATTAAAGATGTTCCGCTATTGTTCCCTTATTGATTTTGGCCTTTTTTGAACTTTCCCATTTCCTGAACAAGATATTCATTGCTGTGAGCAGTGTAATAATCGGCTGTTGTAGAAAAGTCTGCATGACCAAGAATCGCCTGCACCGCAGTCGGCTCTGCTTTTCCTTCCACAAGGCGGGTCGCGGCAGTCCGGCGCAGCGAGTGCGGGGTGACGCGCTTTTCTTTTGGCGTGTCCTTTCTGTTTATCCCGCAAATCTCCATCAGACGCCTGAAGGACGCCTCTGTTGTGTGAATGTCCTTTTTTCTTCCGGTAGAAGTCGGGATAAGCAATTCACTGCCGATACTGTCCAGCATCCACCCGCCAAGGATCCCGCGTATTTCTGGAAGAATCGGAATCACCCTCTGACGCCCCGCTTCAGTTTTTTCGCCGCCGACAAGATAACCGAGATCCAGATGCACATCATCGCGGCGCATGGAAAGCAGCTCGTCAATGCGCATACCGGTATACAGCAGCACCAAGGAAAATTGTGCCATAAAGCGGAAGCGGTTAGACTGGCTGCAATCGTCCGCTATGGCCTGAATCTTGCGAATTTCATCATCTGTGAGCGTCCGTTCCTTCTTGGGAGGCGCAGCAGGGAGCCGAAGCCCTTCCGCATAGTTCACCCGGATAATATCGTTTTGCATCGCCCATTTGCATATCTGGCTGAAAAGCAGCCTTTGCTTTTCACAGGTGCTGCGGGACAGACCTGCCTCAGAAAGTTCGTTTATCACGCCTTGGTAGTCCTCGGTTTTCAGGTCTCGCATTTCACGGCCATGAATGCCCTTTGATTTTTCAAAAGCCTGCTCATATCCGTACCGGCCTTTTGCACCAACGTCTTTAAAATGGACTTCCTTCCATTTTTCGTAAACGTCGGAGAAGGTGTACCGCATCCGGGCAACGCTGGAATGCTTGGTGTTGTAATCATCCAGCGCAAGCACGGCCTCTGTTGACGTGGCATACATCCCTAAAAGTTCCCCGCTTCCGGTTCTCGCCATCCACGGCTTAGACCGGTGTGAATCGTTCATCTTTCGCACGCTGCCGCTGCCCTTTGGGCGGCGGCGTTTTTTTCTTTGCGCTGGCGGTGCGGTCTCGGGCTGACGCTTCCCGCACCATGGGCAGAATGCAGCGCCGCCCGGGATCTCTCGCTTGCATCTGATGCAGTTCATTCTTTCCGCCCTCTCTTTGTTGTGTAGGATGTTTCCCCTCGTCTGGACGCTTCCTTGCCAGACTTGTACGCAGTAGTCAGCAGTTCCACCGGCGGGTGCACATCATCCGGCACGGGGTCTGTGTGGGTGGCAACAGCGCAGTTGTAGTTATCCAGCACCTGACCACAAACAGAAACCTTATTCTGCAGCGGCGTGTGCAGGTTCGCGCAGATCTCGGCAATCACCGCCGGGGGATAGCTGCCATGCTTGCCCAGCACGATGAACAGGATCATCTCTTTGACGATCCGGGAAGAATTGTCCAAAAAGTTCGCAATGGCTTCATCCAGTTCCTCGTCCGTCATGTCGGTGACCTGCAGCCGGTACAGTTCCGGGTGTAGCATCTCCTGCATTGCCGCAAGCGGTGACGCCCCGCAAGCAGTAAACCAATCCATGATCTCGTCACCGTCCGGGCTGGACTGCCCTTTCTCCCAGTTCTGCACGGTGCGCTCGTTCTTCTCGATCATGCACGCCATCTCGCGCTGGCTCAAGCCCGCTTGCACACGCGCCTTTGCAAGCGCAGCACCAATTTTTACAGCCGTAAAATAACTCATACACACCATTCCCCCTCAAATATAATGCGTGAAAAAAACAAAAAATGGCGCAGAAAAAATCTGCGCCATTCGACAAAATTTTCTCTGATTTCATTTTCCACTGGCGCATGGTAGAATTTGGTACATAAGTTGACACAATTACCAAAAATCAGGAGGAAAACAAAATGAAAAACGGTAAAACAAGCAACCTCGACCCGGAAATGACCATCATTGACGGAATGCCCGCCAGCGTGCTTACCGGAACAGCCAAAACCCCGCAACCTTGGGAGGATTGAGCCATGACCAACAAAAAGACAGCCTGTTTCTGCAGCCACATCCGCGCTGCGCTTGCCTGCTACGTTGATATGACCCCGGAGCAGCAAGCCCTTGCCGCCATGTACGCCAACCGCAAAATCACCGGCCTTCACACCCTGCGCGCCGCAGCGGTAAGCCCCGGCGGGGAGTGCGCCGCCCAGTTGTTGCAAAAAATGCAGCAGCTGGACACCGGCAACCAGTAACAACGCGCATATTTTGCGCGAAGTCAGCGTAAACCGCGCGTTTTTCGCTTAAAAGTGCGCGTAAATCGCGCGATTCAGCGCAAATCTCAAATTTTTGGCGCATTTTTGCGCAATTAAAATCGATTGACGGTTACACCAAACTGTTGTAAAATGCAGTTGTAAACAAGTTTACTTATCAAGCACGTCTTTATTCTCCTCTAACTCATCCTGCCCTATATCGGTCAGCGCGTACTTGCCTTTATTGGTCATACGGATAAAGCCCCGCTTTTCCAGCGTTTGAAGGTGGTAGCCAACATTTTTTATTCCATATTGATACCACCACAGCCCCGGGTATCCGTGTCTCGGGTGCGGGTAAGTACCATAGGAGCAGTATTTGAGCAGCGCAATCTCTGCACGGTATAGACCCCGCCCAGATGTCTTTTCTGCTGCGGCTTGCTCCGCAAAAGGAATGACACGTTTTACACCGTTCACGGCATCCAAAGCAAGGGACGGCGCATAATCCTTGTAATACGATGGTTCTTGATAATATTTCTGCTCTTCGTCCGGTATGGGCGGTTCCTCACCCAAACAGATGGAGAATGCGGTGAACAGATCCACGGTCACACCTCCTTCAGTTCCTCAAGCTTTAAATCAAGATATGTCCTTGAGCGCATCGGCATCCTGTCAAAAAACGGCTCAAAAGAAGCATACCATTTCTGATTTGAATTTGCCTTTCCGCGCTCCGTCTTTAAAGTGGAAAGCTTCTGAAGCTGCTCTTTGTAGGAATTGTCAATCAGGCAGTTTACCGTGTCCGCAAAATTATCCTCGTCCTTTGCCTGCTCACGCATACCGTATAGATCACCGGCAAACGAGAAGCCTTTTTCCTTCAGTTCTATCATGTCATCCAGACGTTCAAGCACAAAATCAAATCTGGAAAAGAATGTGCTTGGGTCTGCCGTTTTCTGCATGATAGACAAGGAATCCTTAAACTGCCCCATGAAAATGGAAGCGTTTTGCTTGTCGATTTCGTTCTGGGCGTCCCGGATAACCTCTTGTACCGCTTCGTCCTCGTTTTCAACAGTTTCCACACGTTTTTCTTTATCTAAAGAAACGCGGTATTCCGTTTTGTTGTAATTCAATATAACAAGAAGCGATACAAGAAACGGAATGCCAAAGAAAAAAGGCAAAAGAGCAAACCCGGCGGCACTTCCATCAAATGCACCGCTTGCAAAAACAGGATAGGTGCACACAGCGCCGACAGCGATACACCCGGCAAGCTGTTTGTTGCTTGGCTTTACATTCTCCCAAGTTACAGGCTCAGATCTGCACTTCTGGTTTACAATGGGCTGCTCATAGCTTTGCTTTTTTCTTGCGGACGATGAAGAAAGCATCGCTTTCACAAAAGCCCGCTGGGTTCGCTTGCTTGGCGTAACCGCCTTGCAAACACTCTTTACCCATTTTTGATTTGCGCGATCTCGCTGATCGCAAATCCAAACCTTTCGCCGTCCACCACGCGCCATACCGCACCACCTCACACATATTAAATACTGCATCAGATAGGAGGACACAATGAACGAAACAGACCGGCAAGGCTACATTGACGCTATTATCAAGCTTCTGGAACGCGCAGACCTGCGGGCGCTGCGCCTGATCTGGATCCACGCAAAAGGCCTTGTAAAATAGAATCAAGGTAGCAAAAGAAGGGAAGCCCTTACGGGTTTCCCTCTTTTTTTTGCAGCTTTTCAGCCATTCGCTCCAAAAGCTTCCAGTCCTCCGGCTCCAGTTCGGCCAGCATCTCAACAAACCGGCGTTTGAAGTCGTCACCCTCGTCCTCCGTGATCTCGGTAAGGAAGCTGGTGATCTTCTCCGATCTGGTGATCTGGTTGAACATCTCCCCTTCCCCTGTCCGCAGCCACGTCTCGTTGACGTTAAACTCGCGGCAGATATCGGAGATCGTTCGGTCACTGGGCTCCACTACGTTTACTTCGTAGCTGCCAACTGTATTTCTTTTGAGGTTCAGTCTGTCTGCAAAGGCTTGCTGCGTCAAGTTGACCTGCTTTCGCAGTTCCTTGACTCGTTCGCCGATTGTCATGGAGCTCACCTCCGTGACCTTATTATAGCACATTGCAAAATGGAAGTCAATGAAATTTGTTTAAGAAATCAACAAAAATGCCCTTGACAAATGTTGTTCAATGACTTATACTTGTCATGTAATCAACAAACGCAAGCAAACAGGAGGTTTGACATGGGGGATATTTATGATCTCGCAATTCACGCAAGACGCAACCGTGAAGTAGCTGACGAAGATAATGTTGGATATGTTGTTCCGACGAGAGGATACAACTGGTTTCGCTGGAAGGGATGCCGCCGGGACGGGCGCTGGGTTCACGGGGCGGAAGCCGAGACGCATTGCGATGCACTGCAAGTCTACGATAGTGGCGCATGGCATCCAGTCGTTGCTTTTTCTCACGGTTATATGGGCCCGGCGGCGGACTACACCGTGGCCGGCGTGAAGATGTTTAAGGAGGTCTGAACGATGAAAATTTTTAAACAGGATGCACGCACAGGCGTTTCGTGCGGGGTGAATGACTTTGGTGAGGTGTTCTGCGGGGACGATCGCTCGGGTTGTACCCTGCCGGACACGCCGGAGAATCGGGAGTATGTTCTGGCCGATTTTGATTTCTGGACACAACCCGCCTGATGATGACCCTGTGGCAAGGGTCGAAACGCCCGAAAGGGCGTCGCGGGAGCCAACCGCAGAAGGAGATGATAATTTTGGCAAAGACGAAGAAGAACCGCACCGATCTGGCAGCAGAACGGTACAGCATCCCGGCGGATGGAGCACACGCAGCGGATACGCTCATTAACGTGCTGTTCGACGACTTAGAGCCGCAGGACAAGCTGTCCCTGCTCTGGATGGGCATGGGCATGGCAGCGGTACGCAAGAACGACAGCCAGAACAACCATGACGGGGTAGCGTAAGGAGGGCAAAACGGTATGAACAACGACAAAAAGCCCAGCCGCAAGCACGACTGGACTACAACAAGGATTCTGGCTTTGACGCTTTGCATTCAGGTTACAACACTTGTTTTGCAGATCGTCAATCTGGTGCGAAAGCTTAGAGGATAAACGCAAGGAGGCGAGCAACCGTGAAGAATCACGAAATTCAGTTCATCGCTCTTTGCATTCAGATTTTGGCTTTGGTGGTCATTTTACTAAAGAAATAATCATGGATGCGATGGCAACACCGATTGCAAGGAGATCATAAAGCCGGTCAATTTGCTTTTCTTTTGCTTGCTCACGGTCTTTGATTTCCTGTTTTCGCTGGCTTTCTTCAAACTGCTGGCGCAGCTGCTTCAAATCTTCCGCATACCGCCGCTGTACCTCATACAGTGTAGGCTGCTGCGAGACTTGCGGACTGGAATAATTCACTTTGCTGGCGTTCAGAATGCGCTCTATTTCATCTGTACGCTGGTTCATGGATCCCCGCTGATTCATTTTTTCACCCCCTCCCGCTCAAGTATAGCACAGGAGGGGCAGAGTACAAGGAGGACAAAACAAGACTATGACAGACATCATCTTATCCACCCAGAACGGAGAGCCGGTAGCATCCAGCCGCCAGATCGCCGAGAGTTTCGGCAAGGAGCACAAGCACGTTCTGGATTCCATCAAAAATCTGGTGGCCGAAAATTCGGCTGCCAAATCCATGTTCTACGAGACCACATTCGAGAATCGCGGCAAGCAGTACCCCATGTACCTGATGAACCGTGACGGCTTTACGCTGCTGGCTATGGGCTTTACCGGCAAGGCAGCGCTGGAGTGGAAGTTGAAGTACATCCAGGCGTTCAACGCGATGGAGAAGCAGCTGGCACAGCGCCCGCAGCTTTCCCGGGCTGAACTGATGGCACAGGCGCTGATTGCCGCCCACGATGAACTGGAGCACAAAGACCGGCAGATTGCGGAACTCACGCCCAAGGGCATCTTTGCAGACGCGGTAAACGCCAGCAAGAAGAGCATCCTTGTGGGCGAGTTGGCAAAGCTGCTGTGCCAGAACAGCGTGCAGATCTGGCAGAACCGTCTGTTTGTCTGGATGCGCGAGCACGGATACCTCATCAGAGACCCCAAGCGCAGCGACTACAATATGCCCACGCAGCGCGCCGTGGAGCAAGGGCTGTTTGAGATCAAGGAGACCACCGTGGTGCACTCCGATGGGCACACCAGCATCAACAAGACCCCCAAGGTGACCGGCAAGGGTCAAATCTACTTTGTGAACCTGTTTTTGAAGGGACGCGACCCGGCGGGCAGGCTGCGCGAGGGAGGGCAGACCGCACAATGACACTGGAACGCCTGATCTGCGCCTGTTACAACGTCTACCCCGGCAGAACCAAGATCAACATCGTGGACTGCAAAACGACCAGCCGGCTGTTTTTCGGGGTCTGGAACGAGGCGTTTACCAAAAAGTACGGCGAGCTGAATGTTATCGATTTTTTGATTGCCGGACTAGACGCCGGCGGCTGCGCAATACAGCTTACGGCATACGTCAATTCATAAACACACATTTAAAAGGAGTAAAAAATTATGGCTAAGGCAACTACGAACGAGACCGTTTTTATCAGCATTGAGCGCCCGGTGAAGGGCAGTCTGACCCTGCGCATTGTGGGTGACAGCCCTCTGATCGTCCACGCATGGAGCGAGAAGGCAAAGAAGGAGATGCTTCAGGCGCAGCAGGGCAAGAAGCTGCTCAAGAAGGACAAGGTAGCCAAGAACCCGCACGGCGAGTGCGCCGAGGCGCTGTACTGGCTGGACGGCAAGCCCGATATTGCATACGCCGACTGGACGGAAGAGCTTCTGCACCAGTACGGCAAGACTGCACGCTTTGGCTTCCCCGCCTGCGCAGTCAAGGCTGCTGCCATTTCTGCCGCGTACCGCATGGGCTTTATGAAGAACAAGGTCACCGGCAACGGCCTTTTTCACATCTTCGGCATGGATGACCCGGAGTTTATCGAGATCAAGACCTTTGACGAGAGCAAGCCCAAGTTTGAGTGCCGCGAGGACGAGGTAAAGATCGGCATGGGTACCTCTGACCTGCGGTATCGCCCGTGGTTCTCCGGCTGGTACGCAGACCTGCGCGTTGAGTTTTTGCAGAACGGCATGATCGACATGGACAGCATCGTGAACATGATCGAGCTGGGCGGCACGATGTGCGGTCTGGGCGAGTGGCGCATCGAGAAGGGCGGTATCAACGGCGCTTTCCATGTTTGCGTGCCGGAAAATAAATAAGTCCTTTTGGCTGGTTCGGCTAGGTTTGGCATGGCATCGTGTGGATTGGTTTGTTTGGGCAAGGCTGGCGTGGCACGGCAATGTATGGTTTGGCGCGGCACGGCGATGCTGGGTAAGGCTGGCGAGGTTAGCCGAGGCAAGGCCGGTTATGTTGAGGAATGGCAAGGCTGGTCAGGTTAGGTGAGCCAAGGCGGGTTTTGAAATGGTAAGGTTTGGCTGGCGGGGCAAGGTATGTCCGGGATAGTCGTGTCAAGGCGCGGCTGGTCTGGCGAGGCGCGGCCGGGTGAGGCAAGGAGAGGTCTGGCAAGGCGCGGCACGGCTGGCATGGATGCCAAATTTTAACAGGAGGTTTTTACATGAGAAAAGCAAAAGGCTATGCGTGGAAAAGCACACAATCCGAAAGTGCTTACCACGCAACCGCAGAGCAGGCGCACGAAGCGTTTGAGACCATCCGCAAGCGGGATGGCAAGCTGACTGCACCCGCCGTGGTGGACGAGGCAAGACCGGAGGAATCGGTGCTGCACGAAGATTTTGAGTGGCGAGACGATATCGCCGCAGAAAAGTACCGGCAGCAGCAGGCGCGGCAGATGATCAGCGCCGTGCGCATCGTCTGGGAGGAGAAAAGCCCCCCGGTGCGGGCGTATGTGAACGTCCGGCTTGTGGAACAGGACGCATTGAGCGCCGCAGACGCAATGCACCCGGCAGAAGAACCGGCAGCCAAAGAGACGCCAACGCGGTGCTATATGCCGCTGGAGGAGGTGTTGGAGCAGCCGAAGCTGCGCACCCAGATGCTGGAAGATGCCCGGCGGGACGCGCAGACCTTCCGGCAGAAGTACAACACGCTGGAAGCGATTGCGCCCATCATTACCGGCATTGATGCTGTTTTTGGGGAGGAGGATGTTCCATGCGTCCCACAATGAGCATTCACGACTGCTGCGAGGTCATGCGGGCAAACCAGATATCTGTAGGTGAACCCACACTTATGGCCATGATTCAGGCGGGGATGTTTCCCGGGTGGTCTGTTCCCTCTGTGGACACAAAGACCGCCGCGCCTCTGATCTCCCGCGCCGGGTTTGTGGCGTGGCTGAAGGATTTCTACCAATTAAAGGAGGTATACGGAGTATGAAACGACTGAACACCATCACTCTTGCCGGTTTCGCGGTGTGCGGCTTTCTGTTGGGCGTGAAAGCGCTGGATCTGGTTGAAGCGGGCATCACCCTGCTGCTGATGGTCTGGGGCGGCTACGCCTACGGTGCTGCCGCTGCCCGCGCCCCGCTGGTGATGTGGGCTGTGCTTTGCACGGCGGCAGGGCTTGCATTCAGCCTGTACGAACTGCACCGCGAGAACCAGCAGTATAAGCGCTGCAGCAAGGTGCACAAGCAGCCTGAGCACACCGTCAAGCCCGCAAACCGTAGAAAGGCGGGGTAACATGACGCTGGAAGAGCACATTCAGGCGCTTATCAAGCAGTATCAGAAGATGCAGCGCCGTCACAAACTGCGCGCCGACAACGCCTACTATCAGTTTCAAAGTGAGATGTGGCAGGCCATGTCTGACGATTACGCCATCATGGTAGAGGACTTGCAGCAGGCGCTTGAGAATGCGGAGGACGTACACAATGGCAAGCACTAACCCCTACACCTCCACCCGCATCTGCAAGGACTGCGGCAAGGTGATGACCAACGTGTCCAACACCAAACTGTACTGCCCAGAGTGCGCCAAAAAGCGCCATGACGAGCAGACCGCAGCGTGGTGGCTCGCTGCTGATCGCAAGGGAGCAGGGCGGTTTGCGCACAGACGATGACGCCTACAAAAAAGCCTACACAGACGCCCAGAGCGTGGCGTGCAAGGCGCTTGGCGTGGGCGCAGATGTTTACTGGGAGGCAGACCCGACAAAGTACAGTGTGCGAACAGAGAGCGCACCCGCAGTGCCAAAGCGTGACCCGGAAGTGCAGGCAGCGCTGGACAGCACGCCGATGACCTTAACGTGTGCTTGTTGTGGCAAACCGATACAAGATGCCATGTACAAAGGCAAGCGCGTCTCCAACACGCATATCGCAAAAACCACAAAAGAAAAGTATGGACGTTTGTTGTGTTGGGACTGTGCCCAGAAGCAACCAAAAGAAGAGAAAGGATTAGAACATGCTTAACGTTGTAGCAATCATGGGTCGCCTTGTGGCAGACCCGGAACTTCGCACCACCCAGCAGGGCACCAACGTGTGCACCTTCCGCATTGCCTGCGAGCGCAGCTATACCCAGAAGGGCCAGCAGCGTCAGGCCGATTTTGTAGATATCGTGGCATGGGGAAAGACCGCCGAATTTATCTGCAAGTTCTTCCAGAAGGGTAGCATGATCGCCATTGACGGCAGCATCCAGACCCGGCAGTATCAGGACAAGCAGGGCAACAAGCGCACGGCGGTGGAGGTTCTTGCAAACAATATCAGCTTTGCAGGCGCTAAGGCGGCAGACAAGCCCGCTGCCGCGTCCTACGAGCAGCAGACGAGGAATCATGTGCAGCAGGCAAAAGCCGCGCAGAACGCCCCGCAGCCGCGTTTCACGGATGGGCAGTTGGATGCAATACCGGACGCAGAGCGATACAATGCCGATTCTGCCGTGTTCTCGGACACCGACGACTTGCCGTTCTAAAGGAGGATAAAAAAAATGAGCGTGAAAGGCTATAATGTTTTCAACCCTGATTGGACGTGTAAGGGCAAGCAGTATACTTGCCCCGGCACTTTTGAAGAGGATGTAAACCCGTCTGTCTGCAATGTGGGTATGCACTTCTGCAAGAATGCCGCCGACTGTTTCCGTTACTATGATTTTGACCCGAACAACCACGTTGCTGAAGTAATCGCCCACGGCACGGTTTCAGAGGACGGTAACAAGTGTGCAACGAACAAGCTGGAAATCGTGCGAGAAATCCCTTGGGCTGAAGTCCTTGAGATCGTGAACACGGGAAAGGCTTGCACTGGACGTTGTAACAGCGGCGACTGGAACAGCGGCAACTGGAACAGCGGCGACTGGAACAGCGGCAACTGGAACAGCGGCAACTGCAACATCGGCGACTGCAACAGCGGCAACTGCAACAGCGGCAACTGCAACAGCGGCAACTGGAACAGCGGCAACTGCAACAGCGGCAACTGCAACAGCGGCAACTGCAACAGCGGCAACTGGAACAGCGGCAACTGGAACAGCGGCAACTGGAACAGCGGCAACTGCAACAGCGGCGACTGCAACGCTACATCCTTTTCCAATGGCTGCTTCAATACGGTATCGCCCAAAATCTATATGTTCAACAAGCCTACTGACTGGACGTTTGAGCAGTGGTTTAACTGCCGTGCCCGGCGTTTGCTGAACGAGATTGACGATTGCCCGCTTGAATACGTCTATCTGTCTGATATGACCGATGAAGAAAAGGCGGCGCACCCTGAAGCTAAAACGACTGGCGGTTATCTGAAGGAACGCACCACAGCGGACAACGCCCGGAAGTGGTGGGCGGAGCTTAGTGCCGATGATCGAAACGTTATCCTCAGTTTGCCGAACTTCGATGCGGCGATTTTTAAGGAAATTACCGGGGTTGACGTAAGCAAAGACTGATGCACTTCAAGAGCTGCGCTATCTGGCTATACGGGCGTGCGGAAGGAGGTGAATACATACGGCTACAGGAAAAAGATACTACTGGCTAAAACTCAAAGACAGCTTCATGCGGTCTGACGCGGTGGATTTTCTTATGGGTCAGAAAAACGGCGCAAACTATGTGGTACTTTACCAGATGCTCTGCCTTATGACTATCAACACCAACGGCAGGCTTTCGCGGCAGATTGGCGAAGTGATCATTCCGTATGACGTGGACAAGATTCAGCGCGATACTAAGTGGTTTTCTACCGATACGGTGCGCGTCGCGCTGGGACTTTACGCGAAACTTGGGCTGATTTATCAGGAAAAAGACGGCACGTTGGTGCTTGCAAACCACTCGGAAATGGTCGGAAGCGAAACCGATTATGCAGCACAAAAAAAGTTGCAAAGAACGAACCGGCGTCAAATTGATGCAGAACACTGTGGACAATGTCCACAGGATGTCCACACAGACGTCCACAAAAATGTCCATACAGATATTAGAGATAAGATATTAGATATAGATAAGTCGTCGTCATCTAAAGATGACTCCTCCTATACAGGGACGAGGACGACGAAATCTCTAGTGGATTTTTTTCGGGAGAATGTCAGCAAGCTGAGCAAGGCCGGAGAAAAAGAACTGACCGGCTACATAGAGCGCATGGGCGCGGATCTTGTGTACGCGGTTATGGACAAGTGTGTAGATCTGGGCGGCGGCAGCTGGGCGTATGTCCGCAAGGCGCTGGAAGAAGCGGAAGGACTTGGCTGCAAGACCGTTGCGGAGTATAACCAGCTCTGCCCTATCGGCGGCAGCCGGGAAAAAGGCACACGCGTAGACAGAGCACAGCCTTCCGGAAACGATATTTTAAGCCCGGAGTTTATGGCGCACAGCCGGGAACGCCTGCGGAAAAACAAGAAAGGAGCAGATGACCATTGACAAATCCATGCTGCAAAAACTGCCCAGACCGGTATCCTACCTGTCATGACCACTGTCCGCAGTTTGCCGCTTGGCGCAAAGAACACGCCAAAGAGACGGACTATAACCGGCAAATGACCATGTCCGGCAGGGTCTACCGCTACGACTATGAGGACAAGCACCGGAAGAAGGGCAAGAAAAAATATTTGGGCAAAAACGGAGGAGACAAATGAAAGTTTTAGTTGCCTGCGAGGAATCGCAGGAGGTCTGCAAGGCATTCCGGGCAAAAGGACACGAAGCCTACTCCTGCGATATTCAGGAACCATCCGGCGGTCATCCAGAGTGGCACATCCTCGGCGATGCGCTCAAGGCTCTGAGGGGGGGCAAGTCGTGACGATGGACGGCGTAACGCATGACATTGGCAAGTGGGATTTGCTCATTGCACACCCGCCCTGCACTTATCTTTCCAACGCAGCGACAAGAGCATACAGTTTGCGCGTAACGCCAGCTGAAAAAGTTGTAGCACGATGGGCAAAGCGCGTGGAAGCTGCAATTTTCTTTATGCAATTCATGTTGGCAGACGTTCCGCGCATTGCGGTGGAAAATCCAGTAGGCATCATGAACACTGCATACAGAAAAGCTGACCAGATCATTCACCCGTACTATTTCGCAGAGAGTGAATCTGACGAGGAAAATTATCACACAAAGCGCACTTGCCTCTGGCTGAAAAATCTCCCTCTTCTCAAGAAAAAGAACGACTTGCCAAGACCAAAGCCAAGATATTTTTGCCAAGGGGAGAAGTGCAAAGGAAAGCCAATTGCATGGTGCGAAGGTATTCGTGGCATTACAAACGGTCAAGAAGGGCGTGCAAAAGCAAGAAGCAAGACTGCGCCAGGTATTGCAAAGGCAATGTCCGAACAATGGGGGTAAAAAATGAAAACCGTACAGACGGCGCAGACGCAGAAGTACAAGCCCGGATCGTATATCGTTTCGCTCGATCATCTGATGGAGCAGGAACGAATCTTCTTTATGGGGAAAATTGTAAACCGGAGTTGGTTTGCAAATTGGCAGTTGTGGTATGCAAATCTGGCTCTTAGCAAGCTGGACATTCGTGAAGCTGTCAAAACGGAGGAAGAACATGAAGCCAAAAACCAAATCTGAACTGATGGCCGAATGGGCAAACCAGCCGGATCAGCTCAAAAAAGAACGGGAGGCCAAGGCCGTCCGCAAGGCGATGGACGATGCCCGCGCCGTGATTCAGGATGGCCTGACCCGGTATGTCAAGAAAAAGACCAAAGCCAGCAGCATGGCAAAAGCTGAAGCAGATCCATTTGCAGAGCTGGAAGGCTGGGAAAGCATGGAGCAGATTCAGGACGCCTACGGCTACGGCGAGATCACGGCAGACAGGCGGGACAAACTCACCGACTTGTGGGAAGACCGGGAAGCGGCCAAGAACAGCCGCAAGGGCTCGGACAAGTACACCGACCTTGTGACGGAGATGCTGGAGACAGCCATCCGCCGGGTGGGCAATGAGTACGCAGATATGCTGTTTGAGTATGAGCGGCAACGCCGGGAAGCTGAAAAGCAGTGCGAGCAGCTGGCAATGGAAGGGATGATGAAAAAATGAAGGCTGTTCTGATAAGCATCAAGCCCAACTGGTGCAAGCTGATTTGGAGTGGGATGAAAACCGTGGAGGTACGCAAGACCCGCCCAAAGCTGGAAACGCCGTTCAAGGTGTACATCTACTGCACAGGTGCAGGAAACTGGTGGCAGAGATTTCCAAAAACTGGATTACAACAGATGGAAGAACGTGTTATCGGAACATTTGTCTGTGACGAAATCTATAAAATCGACAGGAACAGCATCGGATTCAATTTCACGGCTCCAAGCTTGAGTTTGCCGGTTTACACACTGCCGGAAAACAACGATGAAGAAGGAAATGTAAAACGAGAGGAGCTTACGACCTGCCTGACGGATGCAGAACTTTCTAAATACCTCGGCATTCATCCGGGATACGGCTGGCACATTTCTGACCTAAAAATATGGGATGAGCCGGTAAAGCTCAAAAATTTTTGGGGCATGAAGCCTTGCAGGCATGTTGGCGACTGTTGCACTTGCCTGCAATGGGACAACATGAAGAAAGATTGTTACGCATCCCGGTCCCGGGATATTTCACGGCCCCCACAGAGCTGGTGCTACATGGAGGATTACGAATGAAAATTATCCTTTACGGTGACCCCAGCACAAAGAAAAATTCTTCCCGCATCCTGCAAGGGCGCGGAGGACGGCGCTACGTAGCCCCAAGCGCGTCGTTTGAGGAATACCAGACCGGATGTCTATGGCAGATACGCGCCCCGCCTGAGCCTATTTCTGCCCGCGTGAACGTGAGGTGCGTGTACTACATGGCTACCCGGCGCAAGGTTGACCTTGCAAACCTGATCGAAGCCACCTGCGACATACTGGTAAAGGCCGGTGTGCTGGCAGACGATAACAGCAGCATCGTTGCCGCCCACGATGGCAGCCGGGTGGACTACGACAAGAAAAACCCCAGAGTGGAGATCTGGATTGAGGAAATGGAGTGTTTTTTATGGGCAAGTATGCAATTGGAGACCACGGATACAAGGTGAGTTTTTCCGGCTTTGCCTATGTTGAGGCAGACAGCGCAGAAGAAGCAATGGAAAAATACAACAATGATGATTTTGCATACAAGGAAGTCAATCCGGGCAAAGTCGAAGAAGTCGAGACGATGGTGATTGATTTGTGATGGAGGCGTGCAGATGATTCGGTCATGGACACCTGAAAACGAACAGCCAAAGCCACGCACCGGCGTAGACTACCACACGGTCAAGGCGTGGTTCCAGCAGTGCCGGGATATGGCTGCGGCGGTTGAAGCACAAAAGCAGAAGATCCAGCGCATCCGAGAAGTTGCCGAAAAGACCACCCCAAGCCTGAACGGGATGCCCGGCGGCGGTGGTGCCGGTGACAAGGTCGGGCTTGCTGCAACGGATATCACGGACGAGCAGCGACGTCTGCAGCAGATGGAAACAGACCTTTGCCTGCTGCGCATTGAGGCCACCCGGCGAGCGTACTGTATCACGGCAAGCAAATCCAGCAAAAAACAGGCTGACTGCCTGTGCCTGTACTACGTCAAGAACAAAAAGCAGCGCGAGGTCTGCGAGGAGCTGGGGCTTTCGGAAGAAAACCAGGTTTCCATCTACATCAAGTGGGGCAGCATCTATCTGGCAGAGATTTGGGACAGCTTCGGCAATGTTGCACAAACCGCACAAAACCCGCCCTGATTTTTTGCAATGCACCTTCATACTGCAAATATCCAACTAAAACAGGCATTGTGCTAAAATTGGTATAAGCGGAATCGCCGAAAGCGATAAGACGCTTGCCACGCAGTCTCCGAAACAAATCCCCCAAAATGCTTTCCTCCCAAGGCTTGACCGGCATTTTTCTTCCTCTCGTTTCGCGGGCTGCTTCTATGCCGTTATAGCTCAATTGGCAGAGCGCCGCCCATTTAAGGCGGGACAACGCTGGTGACACATCTCGGACATCACTGCGCACTTAACCAATGCGCACATAACAGACTTGATGGTGCCGGTTCGAATCCGGTTAACGGCTCCGACACGCTGCTCTCCCGAAGCAGCGACCACCTGACGCATGGGCTGACATCCCGATTGTGGCTGCGTGTAGAGCGGCAGGGTATCCTTACCTGTCCTCACAACCTCCGCACGCACCGGAGGCCACATAATCCGTACACCGGTTTCCATAATTCCCCCGGCAGGATGTGCGTCAACAGAACCAGCATGGAAACGTGCTGGTTTTTCTTTTGCTATATGCCGCCTGAGCGCAGTTTGGAGCGCGGCGCGTGTGTGTAGACACGGCTGGTTCGATTCCAAGGGCGGCTTTTTATATTCCCGTAGTTCAAGTGATGGAACAGCGGTCTCCAAAACCGCAGGCTGCAGGTTTGAGCCCTGCCGGGAATGCCAGCTGCGTACCCTGTGAGGGGGCTGCGCAGATAGCGGGGCATCTGGCCGCGAAAGTACCGGATGCAGCGGCGCTCCACCGTTTGCGTTGTCCGAAAAAACTGAATGTACGGAGCGCTGCTTATTTTGATATTCTGCCGTCCGCATGGGAGGCTTTTGTTTTACAGGGAGGTGAGCAGATGGCGCGAAAAAAGAGAGCAATGGACTTTTCTTCATTAGACCTGAAAAAGGGCAAGCGCTACGCAAAGCCCGGCACGCGAGATTTGGATTTCTGAGAGGAGTAAGGCATGGCACGGCGTAAGATAGACCCGGAAGCGGGACGTGCCACGCAGTTTCAAGCAGGCAGTAAACAGGTACAAACCGCAAAAAAAGGCGGCATTGCAAGCGGCGTGGCAAAACGGCAGGCAAAGACCCTATCCTCCATTGCATCGCAGATTGCCGCAGCACCCATCACCAACAAGAAAAACCTCAAGAAGCTTGAGACGCTGGGCGTGGATACGGCAGCGGGCGTGACCAACAACGCGCTGATCTCTGCCGGTGTTTACATGGCAGCCGCCAGCGGCGATATGAAAGCTGTGGAGAAGTGGGAGGAATGGACAGAGGCCAGCAGCGCCGCCGGGGAAAGCAGTTTTGAACTGCCTGCCCGGTGCATCGGCAAAGCGTTTGTTGACCTGAACCGCCACATAGAGCCAAACGGCTCCTATATCCTCAACGGAGGACGCGGATCCACAAAATCCTCTTTTGTGAGCCTGAAGATCATCGAAACCTTGCGCCGCAACCCGGAGATGCACGCTTGTGTCTGCCGCAAAGTCGGCGGCACAATGCGTGACAGTGTATATGCACAGATCAAGTGGGCGATACATGAGCTGCGGCAAGACAGCCGGTACAGCTGCAAGGTATCGCCTATGGAGATTACAGACAACGTGACCGGGCAGATTATCTACTTCCGAGGGCTGGACGATGAAACCAAAATCAAGTCGATCAAGCCGCCTTTTGGTGCAATCGGCATTCTGTGGGTGGAGGAAGCAGACCAAATGGACGGCGCAGAGCAGTTGCGCAGTGTCCGGCAGTCCGTTCTGCGCGGCGGCGGCGATACATACGAGTTCATGAGTTACAACCCCCCGGCGGCTGCCCGGAACTGGATGAACCGCTTTGTGCTTGAGCCGCACCCGAACACCGTTGTGCACCACTCTTGCTATCTGGACGCACCGCCCGAGTGGCTGGGCGAACGATTCTTACAGGACGCCGAAGCCCTGAAGGAAAACAACGAGATTGCCTACAAGCACGAGTACCTGGGCGAGGTGACCGGCTGCGGCAAGGAAGTCTTTACCAACATCCGGGCAGAAAAGGTAGAACCCGCCAAGTTTGAGCGCAAGTATCATGGCATTGACTGGGGCTGGTATCCAGACCCCTTCGCCTATAACTGCATGAGTTACGACGCAGCCCGCAAGACCCTGTATATCTATGACGAGATCACCGTGCGGCGCACCCGCAACGAGGATACGTTCAAGATGCTGCAAGACCGGCACGTTATGGAGCACCCGGAGAGCGAGCGCCTGACCGGTGACAGCGCCGAGCCAAAGAGTTGCACCGACTATACTGCATGGGGAATGAAATGCTTGCCCGCGATAAAAGGTCCGAACAGCGTTGGGCAGGGCGTGAAGTGGCTGCAAAGCCTGACCGCCATTGTGATAGACCCGGTGCGATGCCCGGACACCCTGAAGGAGTTCACCGAGTACGAGTATGACGCGGATAAAAACGGCGAGCCGCTGCCCGGATACCCAGACCACGATAACCATCACATAGACGCAACACGATACGCCATGGAGCTTGTGTGGCACAAGCCCGGAAAATAAGGAGCAAAGCAAGTGAGAACATTCCAAGACCTTGAAGCGGTGCAGAACGACCCAGCGGCCAAAACTGCTTTTGTGCAGAGCTTTATTGCCGAGCACGTCACAAGCGCCCCGGTGCGTACCGCTGAAAAGGCTGACAAGTACGACAAGCAGCTGAACACCGGCGTGGACGACTTTCTGGATGCGCTTGCCGATATCGATTACAAGCTGAACGGCATCACAAAAAAAGCCCGCCCGGAGACCGTGAAAAGCAACTCCTTCCACCGGCTCAACGTGCAACGTGTGTCGTATAGCCTTGCAAACGGCATCACCTTGCCGGGCGAGGACAACGCAAAGGCAAAGTTGGGTGAAAGCTTTGACGAGCAGCTTTACCGATTGGGTTACCTTGCCTGCATCCATGGAGAAAGCTTTGGCTTTTGGAACAACGACCATCTGGACGTGTTCAAGTTGACCGAGTTTGCGCCCCTGTATGACGAACAGGACGGCACCATGCGTGCCGGTATCCGGTTCTGGCGCTTGCAGCCGGACAAACCCATGCACGCTGTACTGTATGAGGAGAGCGGCTACACCCGCTACACCGAGGACAGCAAGGGAGAGCGCCTGTTCAGGCAGGAGGAGCAGCAGCCCTACAAGACCACCACGACCACCACCCCCGCCGGGGACGAGATTGTGGAGGGCGATGGCTACGGAACACTGCCCATTGTGCCGTTGTGGGGCAGCAGCGCCAAGCAAAGCACGCTGATAAACCTAAAAGGCTATATCGACAACATTGACCTGATCGTCAACGGCTTTTGCGATGATCTGCGCGAATGTGCGCAGGTGTATTGGCTGATTTCCAACTACGGCGGCATGAACGATGCTGACCTGCGCAAGTTCATGCAGCGGCTGCGGTTCAACCACGCCGCCAACGTGGACAACGCCGGAGACAACGGCGGCAGTGTGCAGCCCTACACGCAGGAGATCCCCACACAGGCGCGGGAGACCCTGTTGCAACGACTGCACAGTTCCCTGTATGAGGATTTCGGCGGTCTGGACGTGCATTGCGTGAGCGCAGACAGCACCAACGACCATCTGGAAGCGGCCTATCAGCCGCTGGACGAGAACGCCCGGGACTTTGAGCAGCAAATCACCAAATTTGTGCGTCAGGTGCTAAAAATCGCCGGTCTGCCGGATGCAAAGCCGCAGTACACCCATGTGCGCATCTCCAACACCAAGGAGCAGGTGGATATGGCGATTGCGGAAGCGACCATCATCGGCAACGAGATGGCAATAGAACTGCTGCCCAACCTGACGCAGGAGCAGAAGGAACAGGCCAAGGCCGCGCTGATGGCAGAGAGCGCAACGCGGGAGACCGTGGACGATGACGAGGAGGAGGAGGGCAACAACGATGGCAGTAAATGAATCGTATGAAGATTTCGTGGAAAAATTCAAGCCAAAAAAGACCACGGACGACTGTTACACACCACCCAGCATTTACGCAGTTATTCGGGACTGGGCCTGCAAGGAGTACGGCATCGACCCGGCCAAAATTGTGCGCCCGTTTTACCCCGGCGGCGATTATGAGAATTTCGACTACCCGGAGGGTGCCGTTGTTCTGGACAACCCACCGTTTTCAATCCTGTCCCGAATCTGCGGATTCTATCTCGATCGTGGCATTCCGTTCTTCCTATTCGCTCCATCTTTGACAGCGTTTTCTGGAAGAGCAAATAATATGCGGATGAACCATATCATTTGCGACTGTAGTATCGAGTACGAAAACGGTGCAATCGTCCGAACAAGTTTTGTGACCAGCTACGGCGGGGACATCATAGCGCAGACAGAACCTCGCCTGACGAAGCTGGTAAACGATGAGGTGAAGCGCTTGCGACGCACCAAAACGGTACAGCTTCCAAAGTATACATACCCGGATCATATTGTGACGGCTGCATTGCTCCAACGATACAGCCATTACGGCGTGGATTTCAAAATTTACAAAAAGGACTGCGCTCCGATTTATGCGCTGGATGCACAACGTTTCACGGGAAAATCTATTTTTGGTGGAGGCCTGCTGCTGTCTGATTGTGCTGCGGCTGAGAGGGCTGCGGCTGAGAGGGCTGCGGCTGAGAGGGCTGCGGCTGAGAGGGCTGCGGCCACAAAATGGGAATTGTCCGCTCGGGAGCGTGCCATTGTGGAGTATCTGAACAGCCATGAAACAAACCGACCTTGACCGCATCTCCACCCGGCAACTGAACCGCCTGCGCCGCCGCATTTTGCGGGTATACGGCACCGCCCGCCGGGAAATGACTGAGCAGCTGACCGAGTTTCTGGAGCGCTACCAGAAGCTGGACGCCTACAAGCGGGCGCAGATGGAAGCCGGGATGATCACTGAGAGCGACTACCGCACATGGCTGCGGAATCAGGTGTTTCAGTCCGAGATGATGCACCAGAAGCTGGACAACATCACCCAGACGTGCACAACAGCCCAGCAGACGGCGTACAAACTGGCGCGGGATGAACAGTACGATATCTTTGCCCTTGGCGCAAACTGGGCGTTCTACGAACTGGAACAGGCCGCAGGCGTGGCGTTCAACCTGACATTGTATAACACCGAAGCGGTCAAGCGGCTGCTGCTGGAGAATCCCAAGCTGGTGCCCAACAAGCGCATCAAGAGCGAAAGTAACAAGACCTACGACGCCCGGGTGTTCAACCGGTACGTCACAAAGGGCATCGTGCAGGGCAAAAGCGTCCATGACATTGCGGTGCAGGCTGTAAAAGGCATGGCAGACACAGAAGTGCACTGGGCCATGAACAACGCCATCACAGCCATGACCGGCGCACAGAACGCTGGAACGATGCAGCAGCTGCGCAACGCTCAATCCATTGGCATTGAGGTGCAGAAGCGCTGGAACAGCACTTTGGACTACCGCACCCGCGAGATGCACCGACTGCTGGATCAGGAGACCGCCGACCTAGACGAGCCTTTCAAGGTGCAGGGCTACGAGATACAGTACCCGGGAGACCCCAACGCAGCGCCGGAAATGGTTTATCACTGCCGCTGCAAAGTGACCGGGGCGCTTGTGAAGTACCCACGGAAGGACGCTATGCGGCGGGAAAACACGACAAAAGAGGTTACATCTGACCTGACCTATACCGAGTGGTACAAGGCAAAGGGCGGCACCGAAAAAGAGCAAATGTGGTGGGCAGAAGAGAGAAAACGGAGAAAGGAGAACGAAAAATGATGGAAGCAAAAGAAGCAATGGAAAACTGGAACAGAGGAATTTCAGAGCTGTTTTCTATCATATGTAAAAAAGAAGAACCCACAGCGTTGGTTTGCGATGTGGAGCCGTTAATACGAAAATGGAAAGAAAAGGTAGAGAAAGCAAAAAGTACGGCGCTTAAAGATTATGACGTACTGGATTCTTACGAAACGGCGCTTGAAGAGCTGGAAAAGTTTGCGAAAGAAAACAAGCTGTAAGCTCAAGAAAAAGTAAGGTTTGGAGGGATGAACCGTGATTCTGCCAATGGAAAACACTGAGAAAATGATTTTTCCGGGCGTGGGAAAGTATGGCATCCCTGAAATCAAGCCAGAAACGGACATCCGCATTGACAAGCTGGAATGGATCCCGGTCAATTATGCGCTGACCGCCAAAGACAAGGCCACAAAAGGCGTGCACTTTTACAAGGACGACTACCAGTTTGAACGGTTCTGGAACAACCCTGACAAATACATTCCCCTTTTGCAGCAGTTCGGCGCGGTATGTTCGCCGGATTTTTCTTTGTACAGTGATATGCCGCTTGCGGTGCAGCTTTTCATGCACTACAAAAAGCACTGGCTTGCCGCATACTGGCAGGCGCACGGCATTCACGTTATCCCAACGCTTTGCTGGTGCGGAGAGCAAAGCTATAACTGGTGCTTTGACGGCGAGCCCAGGAACGCCATCGTGAGCATTTCGAGCCACGGCACACAATCTGACCCATACGAAGCAGAATGTTTTGCTAAGCACTGCCGTAAGGCGCTGTAAGTGCTGCAACCGAGCAGCATCTTGTGGTATGGCAAATGCCCTGATGAATTTGACTGGAACGTTACCAAAATCAAACCATTTCAATACGAAAGGAGGCACTACCGTGAGTAAAAGAGGTTCAGGCAGTTCCGCGAGAGCGGGCGGAGGGAACGCCAACGAACACGAGTTTGAATCTTTTGTAAATGGCAAATGGGTCACCGATTACAGCAAAATTGCGGCAGAAGAGGCAAAGAGAGCCGCCGTTGTTGTGGACAGTTCGAGATACAAGAAAACGCATAACGATGTTGTGTCTTTTGTGAAAGAGCAAGTTGGCGTTGATCTCAACAAATATCGAAGTGGCGATGGTTCTTCTCCATCACATACTACATATTGGGACAAGAGCGGCCCGAAAGTTGCTTTTGATCTAAAGGGCATGACTTCAAGTGACCGCACAAAGCTGATGCAGTTGTCACAAAAGCCGTTTGGAGTAACGGTTGAACAGGGCGGCGCATGGATTGGCTTTGTTTCGAGGAAAAAGAAGAAAAAGTAAATGTGTAAATACTGTGACACAAGCCGTATACACGAAGAGAATATTGTTGACAGTGGCGTTGGCGATTTTTTAAGCATTGGCGTTGATAAATCAAAAAAGGTTTATTTGAGTGCATGGTGCAACGATGAAGCGGTTTGGTATCCCAATTTTTGCCCTGAATGTGGGCGCCCTTTGAAGAATAATCAAAACCATGAAATTTGACTACAACATCAAAGTCACCGACAACACCCCGCAGCTGCATGAAGCGCTGGAAGCGTGGGTGGAAAGGGTGCTGACCATCTGGGGCATGAAGGTGCAGGACTATGCACAGCTGCTTGTGCCAACAGGCACGGCAGACAGCACCGGCATAGAGGGCTATGTTGGAGGGGCGCTGAAAGCATCCCTTACCTACGTTGTATCTGCGGCGCAAAAAACCGTGACCATCGGCTCCAACTTGCTATACAGCGCCTATGTGGAGCTGGGCACCGGTATCTTTGCCGAGAAGGGCAACGGACGCAAAACGCCGTGGGTCTGGCAGGACTTCAACGGCAAATGGCACTTTACCCGGGGCATGGCTCCCCGCCCCTTCCTGCGCCCGGCGGTTGAAGATCATATCAAGGAACTGCAAGAGATTGCAGTCGAGGAAGGAAACAAGGAGGTATAAAAGCATGACAGAACTTGAATTTTTGAGCGAAAGGCTTGAAGCTGCTGCAAAAAGGCAGATGGAAGCTGATGAAGCATATCACAAAGCCGCCGAAGAGGTGGAAGTCATCAAGGCCGAAATGGTGAGAGCAAAAAAACAAGCGAGAAAAAGAACTTGATGCTGTTGGTGAGTTGCTTTGCAAGGGAAGAACGGCACGAAAAGAACTTCAAAAAATTTGCGATGTTGCGTATGGAAACGGAGCAAAAATCAAAATTTTGCTGTATCTTCCTGCTTCTGAGCCTGACGATACAGATTTTCAGCTCTACCTCTAAAACTCAATATCCAGCGGTTGGCGCACAGCGTCAGCCGCTTTTTTATGCCGTTTTCGCACAACTGGCAGTGCTCCCGGCTCATAACCGGGTAGTTGCAGGTTCGACCCCTGCAAGCGGCACCACACCGGCAGCACGTCCGGCAAATTAAACCTTATTGCCAAGCATGGCAGCCCAAGCAAGGGCAGAAAGGACACACACATGGCACTCAAAAGAGCAGATATCCGCAAGATTCTGGAAAACGCCGAAACCTCAAACGATGACAAGGCAAAAGCCATTCTGGACGCCTTGCACGAGGAGACAGACGCCCTCCGGGACGAGCTGGATACCGAGAAAAACGCCCGCGCTGCAGCGGAAAAGGAACGGGACGCAGCCAACAGCGGTAAGCAGACCGCAGAGCAGGCACTGACCGATTACAAGGACCAGCAGACCAAGAAGGACGCCCATGCAGCCAAGGAATCCAAGTTCCGGGAGCAGCTCAAGGCCGCAGGTGTGCTGGAAAAGTACTTTGACCGAATCGTGCGCTTGTCTGGCGAGGACATCGACAAGATGGAACTGGACAGCAAGGGCAATGTGAAGAACGCGGACAAGCTGGCTGAGAGCCTGAAAACCGATTGGAGCGATTATGTGGGCATCACCTCCACCAAGGGCGCACCGGTGGACAACCCGCCCGCAAACACCGGCTCCAAAATGACCAAAGACCAGATTTTTGCAATCAAGGACGCTGGCGAGCGTCAGGCCGCGATTGCAGCAAATGCCGACCTGTTTACAGGCGGCGGGAAGGAATAATCTATGGCAGCAAAAGAAAATCTGATTACCACCACCGAGATCACCGTCAACCCACGCGAGATCGACTTCGTGACCCGCTTCCAGCGCAACTGGGATCATCTGCGGGAGATTATGGGCATCATGCGCCCCATCCGTATGCAGCCCGGCACTGTGCTGAAGAGCAAGTACGCACAGGGCACCCTGCAGAGCGGCACCGTGGCAGAGGGCGAGGAGATCCCCTACAGCCAGTACACCGTCAAGGAAAAGGACTACGGCAAGATCACCATCGAGAAGTACGCCAAAGCCGTCACCATCGAGGCTATCCAGAATTACGGCTACGAGGTTGCCGTGCAGAAGACCGATGACGAGTTCCTGTACGACCTGACCGCTAAGGTCACCGACAAGTTCTACAAGTACCTGAACACCGGAAGCCTGAAGGGCACGCCCAAGACATTCCAGATGGCTCTGGCGATGGCAAAGGGCAGCGTGGAGAACAAGTTCAAGAATATGCACCGCACCGTCACCGGCGT